GTTGCGCTTGCCTTTTACCTTTTCGATAATGTCAAGCATATCTTCTGTAATTTCGGTCATAAGTCCTCGTATGCTTCAAAGGTCATTCTAAGTTGTGTTTGGAAGAAACCTTCTGGCTCTGGGTTTGCAACTGGGGTAGGGCCATTAACAGGGTCAAAGACCACACCCGAAACGACCTGTCGATTGTACAAGTCGCGGATACGTTTTCCAATTACATAATTAGCTCCCGCGCCAATGCTTTGTCCAGTAAATATATTGATTGTAACAGCACCCACAACCTTGTTACTGCTATCGCTAGTACCACCAAGACTTAGATATTCTCCCTCTCCAAAACTAAACAGACACTGAACAAAGGAATCTCCGGGGGTGGGCGTGTAACTTTGGTTGTAAAAAACTACCGGGACGGCGGGACTACTTGCAAGTTCTGTATTTAATCTGCCTTCGATAACGCCTCTTACTGTGTTTAAATCTATTGCAGCCATTATGTTCTCCTCAATATTTTTTGATACTCCTGTACCGACCAATCCTCAAGTTCTTTTGCGATCTTATCTACCCATGGGCCAGATTGTTGGTCACTACCTGTTCTCCCGATGGCCTTCCATGAAGCTGGTACGCCCTGACCTGTCCCAGAAAGCGCCTCAGCGTACGGTAAATTGTTGTGTATGTGATAAACATTCCCAATCTTTTCAGCAAAGCCAGCGGGATAATTAGAGCCTTTGGGTGGTGTAATACCTTTTGGAAAACTTCCGTCTATGTTTGGTTTGCCGTCTGGGGCGTTCTCTCCTATCTGCCAATCAGAGCGAAATCTACCAGTATCAACCGGGCTACCTAATTTTGCCCTTGAATCTGCCTCTAAAACAACAGCCCTAAGAAGTTGGTTTATTTGAAACTCCATGTGTCCACCTATTCTTTCTGGGGGAATAATCATCATGTTCTTAAATAAAGCTCATAGGACAAAACACTAGCACCACTACGAAATGTTTTGATTCGTACGATTTGATGCACCTTGCTATCTATTACAACACGATCTTTCGTTGAAGGGGTGTAAGCCAAAGAGTCAGCCGCAACAGTACATTTGAGGTCTGCGGCTTGTACTAGGTCATTGACTTCTCTGTCATTTACGTCTTGCAAAACGCCTTTTACAACAGTATCGGCGGTTGTTTCGCTAATAACTCCTGTGGAAGTGTTGTAACTCCCCGGTGTTACTCTTCTTACCGTCACGCTTGAACCAACGCCCGGTATTTCCGCAACTTTGTCGATTACTTTTTGTAAGGCAGCAGCAAATGATGGCATTAGACTAAATAAGCAATAACAGTGCCGCTATCTAGTTTTACGCTTGTTATAACACCTTCAATTGCTGTATTTGATTTAAACTGTAGCCCAGTTAAATCTCCTGTGATGTTTTCAGCTACCAAAGTATTAATAACTGAATCTTGCAATGCTTTGATACAACCGAAACGGCCTGTATGTGCGGCTGTATCGTTGATGATTTTAGCAGCGGGATAGTAGCCCATTAAATTAACTCCTTTTTAGTGAAATGTTACCCGGTCCGCTGATTCGCAGCCCAGTAAAGTACCGTTCAAAAAGCGGCGGTACTCTATCAGCGCCAACAGCGCCATACTTGTCTGGTTCAACGGCAACACCGCCTACACCAACTCTTTTATAATCCTCTAAACCTGACAACCCTAGACCATCTTTGTTGTTATTAAGATAAACGGCTAGTATTACTTCTGCTCTTTTTACTTGGTCTGGTATTTCTGTGTCTGTGTAATAATCTGTTGTGACCCGGTAAGGAAAACCAGTTGTATAGGTACTTGTAAAAGTGTCTGGCTTTCTAACTCCTGTTCTTGGCCATTGTAGCGCTTGTGTGTCTGAAGCTCTAGCGCCTAAAAATCTCTCGCGGTCAATCCGCTGTGTTGCTGTATATAAAGCCCTATTTTTTTGGTCTGTTGTAGCACTAGCCCAAGCCGCTACGTCATCATCTTCAACTAAGCCGTCCACAATATCTTGTGCATCAGACAAAGTTAAGTAGCTATTTGCTGACGCGCTTCCTACTGTTGCTGTTATGCTTATTGCCATTTACTTGTGATGATTTGGTCTTTTTTTTGGGTTGTGGGGGAACCGAGGCCACTTTTGCGGCCTCCTGTTCTCTTAAACGCCTAAATGCGAATATCCCCATTAACCAGCTTTTAGAATCTGGTAGTTAAGTACAATAGCTTCTGATAAAGAACCAGCAGAAACATTAGCAACTGTGATCTTAAAAGACCCAGCGGCAATACTGTTTGCTTGTACTAAATAAGAACCGGCTGTACCAGCGCTTGCGTGATTAACCACAACTACATCACTTGCAGTAATTTCAGAGTTTGTAACTGTGAAAGATACTTCAGCGGCAGCGGCTAGTGCAGCGTTGTTTAAAGTAATAACCCCAGCAACTTGGTTAAGAGTTACCGCAGTAGCTTTACTTGTGGCCTGAGTGACAGAACCTGTCTGGTCAGAACCTACACCGAGGGCGGCCCCGGCTGTTGCTTCAAATACTGATGGCATAATTAATTACCTCTAGTCTTGAGTAGATACGTTAGTAGCTCTAACGATACCGATGTTCTTTGTCTCGTAAACTTTCGACCAGTTAGCTACGGTTCCTAGAACTGTTCTATTTGGGTTTGTTGTTGTAACAGCCCACTTAGACCCTACTGGGTGGTAGCAGTAGTGTAGGTCAACAGCCATTGCGTCAGACTTAGCCAAAATGTCTCTGTCTGTCTCAGTTGTTAGACCAGCTTGCTCGCCACTTGCTACAGCGCCGGGTGTAAAGAAATATGTTGAATACTCTGTAGATGCACCAGAACCAGTTGTTGAAACATCATCTGATACGATCACGCGTAAACCGCAATATGTTGGAACTGTATCGTTTCCACCGCCGTATGCTGGGGCAATAGTACCACCAGATGCTGTAGCAGAACCGCCGTTTCCGTCACTTGCAAGAACATAGTCAACCATTTTTCTCTCAACGAGATCATAGTAGACCTTGCTATGCATACAAACTACTGAAAGTTTGTCGCCCTGATCTCCAAGTATTGATCTAGCTTTAGCAACGTGCTTTGGACTAAGTCCTGTTGGTGTGTCGCCACTTTCAGAGTCAATACATAGATCAAAGAAAGCTGAGTTAGAATCGTTTGCATTTATAGAACCAAATACACCGTCTAGACAAGCTAAAAGGTCTTTCTGTCTTTGGTTAGCAATATATGCACCGATCTTTTGACCAATCGCGGCCATTGGGTCGGAACCCGCTGCAAGTGCTGCTAAATCTCTTGATTCAAATGCACGGCCTCTATGTAGGATTACCCCAACTTGCTTGTCGGTTGTAATCTTACCGGGTGTTAAAGAACTTGAATCAGATAAAACCTCAAAATCCCCACTTAAGTTTGCAGAGAAGAAAGGTACATTTATTAGATCACCGCCCTCAGTAGCGTTTAATTCAGCCATCGGTTGAACAACACCGCTTGCAAGGAAAGAATCCCTTTGTGTGGTCTGTTCTATGACGTACGGCGTAAACACCTCTGGGATGATCATGTCACTACGGAGAGTAGCCATTGAAAATCTTTTGATAAAGTGTACGATATTGCGGGCGCAGCCCTACCGAGTCAGGCGCAGCCCTTCCCTAGTTACGATCTATAATAACCAAAAAACTATAAAATCAACAACTAATTTTTAGCAGCCGCCTTTAATTGGTCATAAAGTGGCCTATTTGTTTTATACAATCTCATCTGTTCTGTAAGGTTTCCACCGTTTTCAAATGGGTTTTTGTCCATTCCAATAGGTAGGTTGCCTGATGTTTTTCTACCAATCGGTGCGCCTGAGCCTCTCGCGGGGTCAGATTTCTTTAACCAATCTGGTAGGCTCTCAGCCCACTTGGCAACTGGGGTTTCCTCATATCCATCAACAACAACTACCGTTCCATCTTCCCGCCTTTTGATTTGCTCCGGGCTAAGTTTTGTTTTCAATACCATGTCAGGGTCATGGACAATATCAGCCAAAGCAGAAACCGTTGGCGTGATTAATTCCAACTCTTTTACTCTTTGTTCTAATTTTTTAATCTGTTCATCTTTTGTTGCACTTGCTTCCCTGAACTGCTGATCTCGTGCCTGAAGCGCTTCTGTATACTTTCCTTTGGCCTCCAGTTCCGCTTGCTCGGCTTTTTGTTTAAACTCTAGTAGTTTTTGTACGTCCGTACCGTCAGGCATTGTAGAAAGCGTTTGTTCTAGCTTCTGAAATTTTTTCTTTTCGTCTAGTAATTCTTTGTTTTTTGCGTCCATTGATTGAACGCGACTTTCGAGAGCCTTGATTTGTGAAAGTAGCTCCTCGTTGTTGTTACCAGTTGGCGCAGCCTCTTGGTTAATTTCTTCTGACATAAACCCGCAGGGTAAATTTGTTTTTATATTAACTCCACTTTACACGATTGGCCCAATATGCCGCACTTGTCTTGCCTTTTGCAATATTTTTGGCGTGTCTCGCCTTAAAACTTTTGCGTTTTGCCTTGTCTGCCTCTGATTCTCCTTTTCTAGGTGGTTTTGTACTAGCTCCTTGCGCTCCAAAACGTATCAATCGCTGTTTACCACCGTCATTTATAACAACAGCGTGAGACTTTCCCGAACTATGCCCCGGTGTTCTTATGGGTTTGTCTACCCCTTCAAATGTATGACCGCCTTTTTTTATTGCCATTATCTTCTTTTGTTATATCTTGCGTATATCGCAGAGTCGGCTGTTCTGGCTTTGTCACCTCTCATGTAGCTGTTTACCCTACCCATCGCCCAAGCACCCATTGGGACGTTTCTGCTTCCTGATGAAAGGTACGCGCCTTGACCTTTTCTATAGACCTCTGCAAGTTCGCCATAAAAAAACTTTGTACCCTCAGCTTTTTTCTTGAGGCTACTTTTTATTGCGCCGCTTAGTGGTTTTCTTCTTGCTTTTTGTGACATCTTGTTTAGTGCGTGATCGTGAAACCGCAGCAATGTCTATGAACTCGCCACGTTTGTAGGCTTCAGCGGTGCGCTTGATCTCTCTTGCTTTTGCCGCCTTGTTTCTGGCTCCCGAAAGATATTTCTTTGGTAGCCCGGTTTTTTTATCTTTTGCTGTACGCCTTAATTTAGGCATTGACAGCTTCCTCGATTAACGCCACTAACTTTTTGTGAGTTAGTCGCTTATCAAGTTCAATACCAATCGTACGGCCATATTCTTCTAACTGTGCCTTTGTCATACTTCCAAAGTCAGGCTTTGTAGGCATTGGACAAACTGGCTCAGGTTTCGGGTCAGAACCGTCAACAGAAAAAGTTAAAGGGGTCATCTTTTTTTACCTCCCTTCTTCTTTTTCTTTTTTCCACCCATTTTGTACATTGATGCTGGCATTAGGAAACTCCAGTTTTTTCTATTATACCTAATTCTTTGTCATCAGCTTTTATTTGCTCTTGGCCTTCTAAAATCTCTACATTTTTAGCGTCAAAAAGGTCAACCATAAAAATATATAAATCCATCGCAAAACAACTAGCCAGATTGAATTTATGCCCTACTGAGTTGTAAGCAAACTGAGACTCAAACTCAATATCTTTTCTTATCTCCTCGCTACCAGCAAAGGAAACAAGACCGGGGGACGTACGCAAAGTTAGCGTTGCATTTTCTGTACCTTCTGTGATTCGTAATTTGACAGCCATTAATAAACAGTTCTGGTAAGGGACAAGATCATGTAAAAATGTTCCGGGTCTGCTTGATATAAACGAAACATAGACTCGGGATCACTAAAATGTTCTACCCCCATACTAATCACTTCTGTAGCTGAGTCATATTCTTGCCCCGGTTTTAAACCTTTTGGCATCTGGTTTGCTGGTGTGCGATCTGCTGATGTTCTTTGCTTGTAAGGTCGACCAACATAGGGAGAAATAAAACTATCTGCCAAAACTGATTCTCTTTGTGCATAACCGTCCATGATTGTACCTTTCAGTTTTTTTGGACTAACAGGAAAGTCACTTTTTATCCTTTTTGTTCTAAAAGCTACTGCTAAATCTAAGTTTTTCTCCTCAAAACCCTCTAAACTATGGCCGATTTCGTGAAATAAAGTTGCTTTTGCGTCATTCTCTCCAAAATATCCTTCGCTGGTTGCTGGTACTTTAATTTTACTGAACTCAGTTCCCATGAACTCAGGCTGGTTATGCGCTCTACCTTTTCTCACCTGTACTGTTTTGATTTGATTTGAACGACCTTTTATAAATTTACCTTTCTTTGTTATACCAGCGCCGTTGAACATCAAGCCAAACTCCTCCATTTCGCTCTTTATTCTTTCCCTTGTAGCTTTCAAGTCACCGGTAAAATCTATCTGGTCTAGTGCGTTCTTAAGTTCTTTTCTTGTAACTGCTGAGTTTGCTATGGCTTCTTTCCTAATATCAAACATTTGTAACGTGCCTTGTTTTTCAATATTTCTGATTTTGGCTCTTTTTGTTGTTATCGCCGTTACGACTTTGTCGTATTCAACCCTAGCGTCAATACGTTCTTTCATGACGTATGAGTTATTGATCTTGTCAACTAAAGCGTTTCTTTTTACTCTTAAATCTGAGTGTTCCCGAAGTAGCTTTTTGTAATCTTTTCTGAAACCGTCTAGTTTCTGTAGTCTGCCTCCTACAATATCCTTACCCCTTGATACTGCAATCTTTGGTTGTTTTGTAGGCGCATAAGTTCCAAGTGCTGGTTTTCTTTTGATAGGCTTGGCCGTTACTGGGCGTGGCTGTGGCCCTACCGGGATGTTCTCAGGTTTGCCATATCTGTTTTTCAACTCCACTAATGAAACTCTGCTACCATCTGCCCTTACAAATTTAGAGAGCGCCTTTCTAGCGTCTTTTTCTTTGCCTACTAATCTCTCAAAGTATCTGAACGCACCTTCATATTTGTTTGTAACCGGGTTAAGTTTTCCTCCTAATATTCTTGCCTTAACTGCCTGTGGCTGCAAAAATAACCACTTTGCATAATCCATATTTGCAGATACCGGGCCATCTGCTGAAGCTCGCTTTCTGCCTGTGGGTGGTGGGTCGAAAGGTAAGTTGTCGTAGTCGATCTCAGGAATAATTGTTGATCTACAGTTGAAGTGCTGGGGTGGCATTGGCCCTTGTTCGTACTCAAATACCCTTCCATCTAAAGCACCACAAACAGCCGTAGTTCTGCTATCAAGTGTTGCCGTGTACCTGTATTTTTTTGTTATGTCGCTGTTAGCCCGGTAAACAGAAAGTGCAGCATTATTG